TCTTATAGTACTAGTTATCTTGCCCTTATACTTACAACTCTTACATCCATTAGGATTGTCTACATCAAACTTAGCACAAGTAGTTGGGCCAGTAGCACCATCCTTCCAGTGCCGTAGCTTAGACATAGTTGCTTCTTCTGAATAAGCAGGGTAGTTCTCACTCCATCTTCGTGCAGTGTCTTCTGGGTCTATACAATAGGCGGCAATGCCTATGGCGTTGTACCATACTGGTTCGGTAACTGAGTCTTGGTTATCCACAGCGTACTTAACTTGTTGGCATTTGTTATAAATAGAAGAACTAATAGATGGTGGAAACTCTACGGTGGCAGAGAGATTGTTTAGCAACGAGTTGTCAGATGTTTGTCTTGACTGCAGCGCCCCTGTGGAAAGCACGTAATCATGTAGCTTAGCCGATAGTTCTTCGGGCGTAACTGGGTCAGCATCTATGAGTAGCTTGACCTCTTTACCATTCTTGGGATTGTGTGTTCCGATAGGGCGTAACACAAGAGAGCTATTAGCTATCAACCCTGCGTCTGCTTTGAAACCTTTGTCGAGTGCTGAAGCCTTTACTGCGTTAGCTATAGGTTTCCAATCATCTGGCTCTAATTCTTTTGTGAGTACCCAATATACATGCAGTCCATTACCACTGCCAACTACCATAGGCTTTGGTAGTTTCATTCTAATTATATAATCTTGTAATGCTTTTAATCCCTCTCGCCAATCAGCAAAAGGTTTGCCATCACCACAATCAACATCAATAGCGATGACCTTTGTTTTGTTTACGTTCTCTTGCTTTCTGTTTTCCTTTGTACAAAAAGAAGATATGGCGAAGTATGTGTTGTTACCTGCTCTGTCCAATCTTGTACAAGCAGTTGCAAGTTCTTCTACAGACTGAAAGAAACCCTGCTTTCTCCCATCAGGGTTCACTACAATAGAAACATAGTATCCTTCAGACGGTAGGACTCGCTTTAAAAATCCTAGCGTATCCATTCCACTGTCCTTTGAATAGGACAGAGAGGTGTTTCGGATTGACCCCTCTGTCCTTCATTAGCTTAACTGTTATCATTCAATAACTCAAGAAGTCTTTGCCTACGAGCAACAGACTCAAGAGCTATCACCTCTGGTTGAGGCCAACCTTCTTTCATAATATCCAACAATTGCCGTAGCTTCTCCCTTACTTTAGCATCGTTAGATTTACGCAATGGTTTACCTTTCAGCCAACCATAGTAGGTCATACGAGACACACCTAATACCATAGCTATGTCTCGCACACTCAACAACATGTGTCGCCTTAATGCCTCAACCTTGGTAAAGTCCAAGGGTTTAGTCATCAGTGTTTACCTCATCCAGTAGGTTAGCGATCTCACTTGCTAAGTCATCTGCATCAGAACTTACTTCCTTAACAGCAGGCGTCTCAACGGGTTGTGGCTTGGGTGTCGGCTTGGCTGCCTGGGCTGGCTTCGCAGGTTTTTCTTCGACAACCACTTCTGGCGTGGTCTCTTCAACCTCCTCAGTATCCTCGACAGTAAACCCAGTCTCTTCTTCAAAGCCAAACTTACCTGCACCACTAGAGCCTTCAACATACTCAATGACCTGCACTGCTCTTAGTCGCAGTGTAGTACCTGCACCAACGGCAGGTGAATTGTAGAAAGCAATAGACCCATTCACCTTGAGTACAGACCCTGCATAGATATTAGAGTTAAGCATAGGTGTACCTTTGCTATCAAAGACAGCAGGTTTATAGGCGGCTTTTGATTTGAACTTGATGATTACATTACCAGTAGGTTCATCGTCATCATCTAGCTCATCTTCAAACGGCAGTGGTGCTTGTTTAATCTTGGCGTTAGGCTTGGCTTCTTTCAGTGCCTTAATACCTGCAACCAACTCACCCTTAATCTGTTCGATGATTGGCTCTGCTTCTTCTTTTGGAATACACAGATTAACTTTGTAATGCCCCTGCTCATCGAACTTAGTGTCAGGTGCAGAAATGTAAGGGTAGTGTGCAACTCCCTTTGGTGTTGTAAATGTTTTACTCATGGTTAGAACCTCCTTCTGTAAAACCATTTTCTTCAGCAAACCCAAAGTCGCTGAAGGTTAATTGTCTTTCTGAGGCAGACAACTCGCCAGTTACAATCTTGACTTCTTCACTACCACACAAGCCGTCAATGTATTCTTGTATGGATTCCTCTACGAAACCACCAAAGTCAAACTCTAACTTTGGAAACCCAAGAGATGTATCTATAGCTACTCTAGTCTTTGCTATCTCTGGAGATATAGACTTGCTTTGTAGTACCTTTTGGTATCCGTTTAAGTTCTTCAGTGATGTAGGGGTTACTTGCAGTAGATAGACTGTACCCTTGGGGTCATCAGCCAATACAACTGCGAGTCTCTTTTGGTCAGCACATGCTTTCACACGCTGACCAGTAGGCGTGGTACGAGAACCCCATGCATTCTGTGGACATAATGCACACATGTCTGACTGAGGGTCATCGCAATCTTTATCTGGTGTCTTGCCATTCAACGAGTAGCAATCTGGTTTCATTGTTTCTTCAAAGTACTCGCCTTTGTAAAAGCTCTTTGACAGCGCTGGATTAGCACCGACAACAATCACCGACAAACGTGTTGTGGCAAGAGTGTCGATGTCTCCCGCAGCGGACAACAACGAGAACACCATTCCTTTTGTTGATAGTCTAGGTATCATTCTTCTACCTTTGCGCTTGGCTTACGAACATTGATGTCGATGCGAGTGCCGTAGTTCACACCACTAGGTACTTCTTTGTGTTCATCTATGTACCCACGCACTGCGTTCTTACTTACACGCTTCTCCAACATATCCCATGCTTCATTCTGTTTGATGAAACCTAGTATTGCATCCCAGTCTGCTACTTGTGCAAAGTCTGTAGTAGTTACAAACGCTGTACCATGACCAGTCTTGAATGATGTAACACCTTGTTCGTCAGCTTGTTTCTTTATATAGGCTTCTAGCTTTACCATCTTTTCTTTGATGGCTTTCACCTTATCCTTTACCTCACCTTCTATCGCATCCTTCTCGTTGCGTAGGGTGATATATGCCTTAATGACATCTTCCATTTTCATATCACTCTCCCATTTCTTGGATTAAATCTAACAATACACCTTGCAATGCTTGCTTGTTCTTCAAGCGTTCATACATCCGATACTCAAGTTGAGTAGCTTCTATATGTATAACGTTAGACGTATGGCGTTTACCTATACGTTCCACTCTACCGTTAGCTTGTGTGTATTGTTCGTTGCTATTGATCGGCCCATACCAGACGACAGTACTAGCCGAGGTTAGTGTAAGACCATGAGCCATAGTAGCAGGGTGTGCTATCAATACTCTTGGGTCTTCTGTCTCTTGAAAGTTGTAGAATATTTCATTCCGTTCTTTAGCAGAGACACTACCATTCACTACACCAGTAGTGTAATGTTTTGATAATTCTTTGTTAAGCATGTGCAGTGTACCAGTTAGTGGTACGAATACGATAACCTTCCCACCTGCTTCATCTATTATATCTTTAACAACATTGATACGAGGTGATGCATCTAGTTCTATGTTACGGCCATCATCACCGTAAGCTACACCACAACTTATTTGTACTAGCTTCTGCATCTTGACTGCTTCATTGACAGCAGTAATCTTACCTTCTGCTTGTACCTCTGTTACAAAGCTACGGAGCATACTCTTATAATGTTTCTCTTGATCTTTGGTTAGCTTGACCATTCGTGTTTGATATACTGTGGACGGCAAGTCAAAGCATTCATCCCTTGTATATCTGACAGCAGGTTGTAGTACATGCTTCACTATGTCTACACTCTCTGGTCTAGGTAACCACTTCCACTGTCCTATCTTCATCATCACTTGCTCTTTGAATGCAGTGTATGTCTTGGATACATGTGGGTTCTCTACCATCTTGGCTAGAGTCCATGCATCAGTGGGGTCATTAGGGGTGGGTGTACCAGTCATCAACCACAGTCTTATGTCTGGGTTTTTATTAAGCCATTTACGAAAGAGCTTAAACCTATTGGTGGATGGTGTGCGATATACGGCGGCCTCATCTACAATAACTAAATCAAAGTCATTGAGGTCATCCATCACCACTTGGAAACCATCGTGGTTAATGATGTAATAATCTGAAGGTATCTTGAGTAGCTTACGTCTACGCTCTGCCGAACCATACAACACAGTGGCTCGTCTATCTATGAAGCTCATAAATATAGCGTCACTCCATACTCGTTCTAGTGTGGATAAGGGGGATAATATTAGACACTTCTTAACTAGACCTAACTCCATGAGATAGTCAGATGCCCACAGTGCAGACTGCGTTTTACCAGTGCCAATTTCATTTAGCACTAGACATCGATTGTGTATAGTTAGGAAGTCAGCAGTATTCTTTTGGTGTTCATATGGTTTGAACTTACCCTTCCAATTATAGTAATGCATGATAGGTGAGGGAGCATTGATGCCTAGCTTACGCAATGCCCAAACCTCTGTAAGTTTGTGAGGGCAGACGACAAGCTCTTGACCACGAACTGTCAACGGCTTGGCAGTTGGTATGCTATCCAGAACGATCTGGGGGTTGTTAAGTTTAAGTGCGAGACCTTGCACCTTTGGTATTACGAGCATTTAATATCCACCTTTCCAATTCGTCTTGTGTATCGTAGTCATACACTAAAAAACATTTACCACCTGCATCGTCTATCTGTTTCATCGTAGCAATCTGTAATGCAGTAGGGTTCTTTCTACCTGCCTTACACTCTACCCCAACAAACCTACCCTCCACGATAAGTACAAAGTCAGGGATACCTGCCCTACCAAAAGCACCTGCTTGTGGCATATAGAACCACACATTGTGCTTCTTGAGCATTGCCTTGAGTCTATTCTTTACACGACCTTCTGGTGTAGTAGCCATACCATAACCTTACAATAGTGTCAATAAGAATAATCACACCACTCATAGCAAGGACACCATCGGCATAATCCACTTGGCTTTGCAGGGAAGTCATCGTTCTCCAATGACTGTGTAATCCTAGCTATCCTTCCATTTAAGTGACCTTGTAATTCTCCAGACAAGTCACGGCAGAACTCTCTCTTGTCTTGCTTCATATCTTTCAGCCATACGAAAGATGTTATTACTGTATTTATTTGGGGAAAATGTGAGAAGACTTGTAGTGCAAACATCTCCAACTGTGTAAAGTCTGGTCTCCGTTTGCCAGTCTTCCAATCCATAACTATAGCTTTGTCTTTAAACAAAACTAATACGTCTAGTATGGATCTCAACCAAGCATCATCAGACCACCAACCAGTCGGTGTATAGTTATCAGTTATAGTTAGCTTTTCTTCTAGCAGTAACTGATCAAACTGTGGGTGGTCTTTCATCTTGGCTATGCTTCTGCATAGATTTTCGTACTGTATAGTTTCTTGTGACAACTCGTTGTCATTTGTGAGTCGTTCTTCAAGCGCTTTGTGAACACGCTCACCATACCGAGTAGCATCACTACCACTGTCAGATACTTCTTTAGTAATCCTCTGGTGGTAGTAACGCTTCGGACAGTTCTCGTACATCTTCAATGAAGAATATGAATGTGATAGTTCTGTCATACAGTAACTTTACTGTACTGTCAGTCCATCGTCAACATCATTCTCCATAAAATGTTTGAGTTTCCATTCGCAATGATTCATAGCCATACCACCATGCTTCTCTTTTATATAGCGTAAGGCTTGTTCATTGGTCATGCCTTGTTTAGTAAGACACCAATCAAGTGTCTCCTCTGCATCCTGCAATACTGCTTTAACTTTACCCATTAGTTTTCCTCCCTTTTCATTCTTTTTATTACGTCATACTTCAATAGTTCTAACTGTGCAACTAAATCCATAGTGTTACCTATTGATGTTGAAAACCTTACATAGTCTCCATTCAGCTTGACCATGAGTACCATACTCTCTGCTGTGTCAGCTTTCTGGATTTGCTCTTTTACTTCTGCAAGTCCTTCCAACAATTCTTTCTTATGTTTATCGCTTACGATAGATTTTATTTCTGTAAGTGTAGTCACTTTGCTTCTCCATAATTAGCACCTACTCCAGACTCACAAGCCACTGGCAAGTCCTTAGCCCAGACAGGTGGGGTTGACATTTTTCTCTCAACAAGTTGCCGTGCGTCAGTCACATCCGAGTCAGGGACGCAGATGATTAGCTCATCGTGAACTTGAAACGACACATGGTATGATTGTCCGAGAGATACCATTTGCTCTGCCACTACTATTCGTGCCAGTGCTTGGACAATATTCTCTACGACCTTTCCTCCGTAGATATAAGTCCAGTTATTGTGGGGAATAGTTTCCCCTTGTACTCTAGCAGACATAATCTTTCGGTATGTCCGTGAGTCAGATATATATCTAAAGTTATTATCAGTATGATTGAGTGCAGGGTACTGTATCCGTAACCCACTAGGCAGTAAGATGCCTTGCTTATCATACGATACATAATCAGATATGATACCACCTCGCCCTGCTATCATGTCAGACAATGCCGATTGACATCGTTGCCATAGTGCAGTGATACGATGATTCTTGTCTCTATATAAATAGACAATACGCTTGGCTTCTTCTAATGGTATGTCTACCTTGAGACCACCCATACCTAAAGCTAGGGTATTACGAAACTTCTCAGCACCCATGCCATAACCTAGACCTAGTATGCAAGTCTTACCCACAAACCTTTCTAGCTTATCGTCTTTAGTTATCTTACGTCCGTATACATTAGATGCGAACTCGCTGTATACATCACGCCCTTGCCTAAAGGCTTCAACCAAATCATCTTGACCTGCTAGGTGTGCCAGTACCCTTGCCTCTATCTGTGATGAGTCACAAGCTATTAGCTTATGTCCTTCAGGGGCAGTCAGGGCAGAACGTATAGCACCATTCCTTGGTAGGTTCTGTAGGTTCAGCTTGTCACCACCACTAAACCTACCAGTGTGTGCGCCATAGTAGTTGAGCATGATAGGTAACCTACCTCTGTCAGCAACCTTGATTAGGTTCTCTGTCCTAGTTTCTTCAATGGTGGACTTGATACCCAACCTTGCATTACATAAGGCTTGTACTTTAGGTGACCCAGTTTCACATAACTCAATGAACTCTGCATCTGTCTTGGCAAATGCCCATGTCTTCTTACCAGTGGCAGGACTTATCTTGGTAGGTGGTTCAACCCCCATAGCTTTGAGTAACTTGGCAAACCTATCGTTACTCATCAGTAGTTTCTTCAGCACATCTGGATCTACACCTGCCGAATTTATTGTGTCAATAAGTTGTGCTTTCTTTGTCTGCACTGTTCCCAGGTGAGAGCTAAGAGTATTCCTATCCAGTTCAATCGTAGGCTGTGTGTACATACGAATGGTCTGGTCAATCACCATCAGTTCAGATACTGGAAAGTTCTTAGATACTTTCTTGAACAATGCGTAGGTAAGGTCAACATCATTGATTGCGTAATCGCCAAATCGGTCAAGCTCTTGTGGTGTGAAGTTCGCCTTTCGCTTCCCCAGAGTCTGGAAAACCTCATCGCCCTTCTCGCCTATATTATAATGTATAGCGAGATTTTTAAGCGAACCCCCCACAGTTTGACCAACGAGAGGGCGTGTCATTAGCATGGTGTCAAACCAAAACTTCGGCTTTATATTATATAGCCATGACAATATCGCCCCATCGAACATAGTGTTGTGACATAAAATAGTATGGTCGGTGTAGTCGATGTCGTTAAGGAATCCCCCCACATCACTACCTGCATACCAAGTGGTAGGGTTGCCATCAATTTTGACAGCAACCCCAATGACCTCAAACCTACTGTCACGAACATAGGATTCTGTTGTCATCTTGGACAACGAGAACTCCCTACTGTAATAGGTTTCAAAGTCTATTGTTATGATACTCATTCAGATGCACTCGCCACTTCACTAGCTAACGCCAAGTAACCACAAGCATCACGATAGTTGTCAGCCTTCTGTGGTTTCTGATGTGACCTAGCTATCTTCATCAAAGCTAGCATGGTTGGTACGTCAGTAGGCTTGATGAAATCAATCAAACCCAAGTGAGTGTTCCAGTAGTTGGCAATCATGAAGGCATTACTTGCGAAATCGCCGTGTTCTTCTTCACGTTTATCACTTACCAACTCGTTGGCAGATGTTAGTATCTGGGTACGCATGCGTACCTTAGACTTAACGAGTACCTCTTTCGGTGTACCTACCTTACTCCGTAGGTTGTAGACATACTTAGGTGTACACCCACATGCTTTAGCTACCTCTGTAGGTTTAGCATCTGGATGCTTGAGTAAGTACGCCCATACCTTTTCAGCTTTAGATTTCTTTCTTCTCATGTCCGTCTCCTTTCACTAACGAATATGATTCAACATTGCCCCCACAACAGTGAGAGTATTTAATAGCTACTTGAACAGCTTCTACTGCCGTAGCCCCCATAGCCAATGCACCATAAGCAAAGTCAGATGCTTCACCAAATGCACAAGCATTTACCCCATGTAGTATGGGGTAAGGTGTACCCTCGTAACGTAGTAGTCCTTCTTTAGTTACAAGGATGAATTGATAGTAGTGGTTTTCTACATCGCCATAAGGGAACTCTGGTCTATTGTCTTTCAACAACCAGTCCTTATGTCGGTGTATATTCTTGAGTGTACCTACACCACTGATGATACAAGCCTGCCCTCCAACAGACTCGTACCATGCTTTGGGTGAGTTATACTTGGCATTACCCATAGTACATTGAGTATCAGTAGCAAGTACCTCACCATCCCATGCAATAACTGTCATCGCTCTACAACCTTTCCATCAGCAGTCAACGGCTCAGATACAAACACACCGAAGTCTCGCCTCAGTGAATACGACAAGTCATTCATTAACGTGTCAACGTGTTGTAAGATGTGTTCATCTGTAGCTAGCGTGTTGCCATAGGTATTAGGCGTAGCTGATTCAACGAAGGCTTCAAGGAACTCTGGTGTAAACTCATTAGTCTGCATAACTTCCTTGAGCATATCGTAATACTTCTTGGATTTCCAGTTAGGCATCTCCCATTGCCAACGATTCTGACCCTTACGAGATAGTTCTTGATGCTTTGCATAGATACGTTTAGCATGTTGTTGCAATGCACCTACCTTGGCTCTAGCTTTTAGACCACGCTTGAAACGTCTAAGCATACGAAGCCATACTCTACGTTTCTCTACGTCAATCTCACCATCACTAGAATACTGTGGGTTGATACATAGACCCTCATGATTGAACGTCATACCTGCAAAGTATTCGTTGCCATTCTTCTTGAATGATTCATACCATTCGCTGAAGAAGTAATCGTTTGAAGTAAGTGATGCGTTTGTTTGACCATCAATGTAACCAGTATGTGCAACACGATACCTACCTCTACCCATACGCTCGGTGAGTATAGGTATAGCATTGTGCAATGCCATTGATAGTGAGCTATGCATGTTTCTCCAAGAGAGACTATCAGATGGCAGGACAATCCTACCATCTGGATGGAACTCAGCTATCACTGCTCCCTTGTCATAGTTCCAAGGTACATAGCATACCTCGTACACATCTTGGTTCTTGAATAGCCTACACCATGTACGCATAGGCTTACCCTTCTCTGGGCTTCTGCATGTTGAGAAGTGCATCTCACAATCTTTGTAGTCTCTCAACATTGGTTCTCCAAAATAACTTCTAGTCATGTATACCTCCTTTACTTAGTTATTTTACTTAGTGCCACGGCACTAGTCATTGCGTTAAGGTCAAGGTCTAGCTCCTCTGCCTTGACTACCTTACGTTCCTTGACAGTCTTGTGTCTGTCCTTAGCTTCATCTGGTAACAAATCCCACAGTGGACGCCATGCTTTGAGAGCAGGTGCTAGTGTGGTGTATGTCTCCATCAACTTGTTGACAGATGACAAGAATGTTTCTTGTTTGTTGATAGCTTCAAAGACTTTACGATTGTACTCTTTGAACTCTGGCTTCAACCAATCCCAACGTGCATCATCGTATTCAAACTTCCCAGTGCTATAGCTAGCCTTGAAGCCATTATCTGCTTGCTCAAAGTTAGCGACCCAAGGCATAGGTTTACTGAACGATAACCTAATACTACCTTGCAACATCCATGTCTGATGTGCGTAGTCACCAGTCTGCCATACATCCTCTGGTGCATTGACCCAACCAGTAACCTCAATGTACTCTTGTTTACGCAGTACATAATCTGGTAGTGATGCCATCTTCTGCCGTACTTCAGCAGGAAAGAAACATTCATACACCTTGTCTGCCCAATGAGCAGGCACGTTGTCCTTTGCCTGCTGTATCTTGTCTTGGAACATAGCCTTTGCATTGTTCCGTATCTCACCCTTGAGGGTGTCACTAAATCTAACTGTTGCCATTAGTTTACTCCTTCCATTTTTACAACTTCACCGAATGGTGCATCCTCTAGATCTGTAGTAACCCACAGTACTGGACAGTCTGGTGCAGTACCGAAGTCATTACAGCAGAGGTCAGTTAGGAACACACAAGCAACTGGATCTATGTCGTTGTCTTGCATGTACTCAAACACTGGTGAGAAGGCAGTACCTCCACCACCATGTGGTTTAATCTCTGGCTTGTCATCTTGACCAAAGACATCGTAATGACTCACTTCACTATCGAAGTAGATGACATGAGTCTTGGTAGGTTTATGGTCTTCCCATACCTTGATGATTTCAGTAGCGAACTGGTCTATCTCTGCTTGACCAATAGAACCAGAGCAGTCAACTGCCCATGCAATCTCACCCATCACTTCACCAGTGATACTGGGTAGATACATACCCTGCTGAATGAAACGTCTGTTGGGTCTAGCAAATGTTCTGTCATCAGTCTTAGCCTTGATGATGAAGCGTTGTAATACATCTGCCCACAACACCTTGGGTGTTAGTAGTTCACCGACTAGGCGTTCGACACCTGCACTCAACTTGCCCATCATCTTGGCTGACTGTACTGCTTGAGCTACCTTGACACGCCACTCTGCTTGTTGCTGTGCAATCTCTGCTTGTGATTGACCACCATCTTGACAGTCATCGAATGGCTGACCTGCATTGCCATACCCTCTACCATCCTCTGGTGTTTCGGGTAGTTCATTGTAGATTCTGTCAGTAATACCATCGCATCTGTTGTACAAGTCCTCATCTAGTAAGCCACCCTCTGGCATCTTACCTAGACCTTCATCGACTAGTACTTTGTTGATGACATAGTCACCTGCTTGATTCCACTTGTACCCATCACGTTCACCACGCCTAGTGGTGTGTTCAAACATTGGGTGTGCAATCTCATGAGCAACAAGGAACTTAAGTTCCTCATCGTTCAAGGTATCAACAAACTCTGGATTGAACCGAACCTCCTTGCCATTGGTACATGCAGTAGGTATGTTCTCATCTAGCTTGAACGGCATGTTCATTACCAGAGTACCCCAGAAGGGGTACTCCAACATTAGTGATGTCTTTGCCTTAGACAATCTTGTTTGAATATTCATATCGCTAACCTCCATTCATTGCGTTACGTTCATTCTCAATGGTAGACAACCATTCATCAAATGACTGTTGCAAATCACTTGGCATTTCATGTTCTGCAACCTCCATCTTTGGACTGTCATTCCACTCAATGAGTATCTTGGAAGAAACTATTCTGTACATCATAGCTCTCCCATGAATACTGACATCTTGTCTGCAATAGCCTTGGCTTGCCTTGCCTTTTGGTCTCTCAAATCCCAGTCAACACGAAGCGTTTCTGGATTCTGATTAGCCAATGAACTCTCAACTTGTTGACGCATGGTCTCAAGGTTAGGGTCATCAGCAAAGTTAAGCCTAGGTAATACACCACAGATGTCGTTGATGTTTTGAACCAGTGAGTCACGGAAGATACCAGTAGGATCATTCAGCTTGTCACTAGCATGCTTGACTACATCGTACAGTCGTTGCCATGCTTCCTTCATAGCTTCCTGCGATGCATTGGTTACTCTGTCAGTAACCTGCTGTTGGATAGCAGACAGTTCTTCATCTGCAATCTGCACTCGGAAGTCATCGGCAGGTACTGGCATGACAACCATGTCCATACCAAACTTAGCACGAAGACCATCGATAGTAGGATAGTCTTCCTCCTTGTACAGTCCGTTAGGCAGTAACCTCTGTGCATCCAGTTTCAACTGTGGATACACATCAACGAACTGGTCAACGAGTGACAACCAGTTCGCCTTGTGGTTACGGAACTCTGTCATGAATGACATGTAGTTCTTGGATGGTAACATCTGAGTACCATTGATACCCCAAGGCAGAGTGTTCTTGTAGTACTCTGTCCGTATGGTAGTAGTCAGCTTGTGAATGTTACCAAGGTAATCATTGAGAGGAAGCAGAGACTTGTTGTATCTGCCTGCCTCAACGATTGTGTTATGTTGTTCAGCAACTTGTTGTGTTACCTTCTTGTCGTACTTCCGTGCCGTCCACTGCGACACGTTTAGTTGTACGAGTAATGCTTTGTCTGTCAATTTCATATTCACCTCCACTAGAACAAGACATCTTGGTTATCAACTGCCCACTTGGTAAACGCACCACTACTGGCAAGCTCATCGTTCTTGCGAGTAGCATACGAGATACATAGGACAGAGAACTCTTTAGGCATACGACCAACGTAGGTAATTACTCGGTCGAAGTTAGCTAGCGTAGCCTTGTGAGCAAGAGTGCCACACAATGCATACAATGTAGCAGGGTCATCTGGTACATTAGCTTGGCTAGGATTCATCAGTATGCTGTCTGGATTAGGTAGCTTACGATGTATCTTGAGGAAGCCAACGAACTCAGCACCTCTACCTTCACCGACTGCACCCTTGAAGCATTCATACTCTGCATCAGCAGGTACAATACCAATCACATCAGACACACCTTCAACCCAAGCACGAGGTGACGAATTGATGTCACGTTGTGGATCAAAGTCATGCAATGCATCTGGACGGAATCGAATGTAGGATATAACTTCTGGCTTGACATCATTCTCAATAGCCCAAGCAGTCCAGTCATCAAGGTGTGTCTCAAGCTCAAGTACAGTCTCACGATTACGCAAGTGAGATAGCACTCTGTTAGCACCTGCTCTGTCTTGCTGTCTGTTACCAGTAGATATACAATGCCAACCCTTCTTCAGTGGTACACCATGCAGTGTCCTAGCTTGTAGTACGTTAGCCAGTACCTTCTGAATATCAATGGGGCATTTGTCTCTGTCATCAAAGCACAACACACCTTCATCAGGTGTATCAGTACCTTCAGCAGGAAACCAATCTGGTAGTTTGTAGCCGAATGATTTGTCACCAGTTGCCATGTCTGGTACACCGAAGTCTTCTACCAACATGGTAGGTGTATGCTTCTCGATGTATCCAACACCCAGTTCACTGGCAACTTGTTGAGCGATGGTAGTCTTACCTCCCCCTGGTGCACCTTCCACATTAACTGGACGTTTAGTTTTATATAACTCTTTCAGAGTTTCTTTCAGTAGTGTAGCTCGCATTATTTATCTCCCTTCTTAAGTTTATAGTTGCGATGGTCAACGCCATAGGATACGACTTGATTACCTATCCTATTCTTCTTAGCAATCATCTTGTTAGAGAAGTGAACGATCTCCCCCCCTTCATCTCTGATTGCATATCCACCTTGTTCATGCCGTAGCATGAATAGTTTCAATTGTTGTTTAGCCATAGTGATACTCCTTCCCATATAGCTGTTGGTGTTAAGCATGAATGTTCATAAGTCCAAAGTGATTCATCCCATGTCTCACAACCTAGGATGAAGTTGACACCTACAAACGCCAAGAGAATACCCATCACTCCACTGATGAGTACCCCCAGTATTACCTCAGTTAGCTTGCTCATTGGAACAAACCCCAACCAAAGTAACTGTCAGCTAGTGTCAAGCATACACTCGACACCAAGCCATACAGTATCCAAGTAAAGATTACAGACAGTCTCATTTCACTAGCCCCCCCTTACTGTTGATACCAACAAGGTCATCACGATTAGTGACAACGATGTAATTAGATTTGTGTAAAGGTACGACAGTATGCTTGACTGTATCAGCATGTTTACTGCCACATGGTAGGCAAGTTACATACCCTAGTTCATAGCGTCTGATAGGATACTGATTAGCACAATATACACAGCGTTTAGTTCTCATATAGACCTCCATAGAGTTGAGCAGGGTGCATTACACACCCTGCTACAGTTGTTGAAATTACGGTACGATAGTCTTAGCTACTGGAGCAGACGACTTAGTAGCATCGTCTTTAAGTACAGCAACATAAGCACCAAACCTACCAGTTAATAACTTGACACTATACTGAGTCATATCAAGCTTTGATAGTTCGGCTACAGTAAAGCCACCTTTACGACCCTTCTCTATATCTGGTGCAAATATAGCAACAGGTACAGAGTACTTCTCACCAGCAGTGACCATAGCCTTGAATAAATCATCTGCCTTATCAGCCGTATATACATTGCCTTCACCACTATAACGTGGGTCATTTTCACTACGAATCTTTACAGTCTTCGCAATAGGTGCAATGAAAGCTTCAACATTACCATCAAAAGTTCTAGCCATAATAAACCTCCTTTAATTGTTGTTATATGACAGTGCTATAACGAGACAACCTCGCCAAGCAAGCCCAGACTAGCAAAACCGAGCCGAGTGTCAAGTTGCCCCCCTGCTGTACAAGTATAGGATGGGGACTATCAATAGATTGTCAGATGTATCGTAAGATAGTCAGCAATATCAATGCTTTAATGGTCAGCGATCTAAATAATCTAACAATCTTCTATGTAATGTTAGTACGGCAAACCTATATATCTCTCTAACAGAGGTAATCTATAGGTGTTATGTGTATAATATGTAGATTATTTAGATTATTTAGATTAACTTGACGCTAATATGGTACAAATATGAGGCTATATATGGGGTTATCCAGTGTATAGTGTCAAGTATAGTGATCTAAATGTAGTCGAAGTGTGTAATGTTAGACATAGATTGTATAGATTATCCTATCCCCCCCAGATTATAGTCACAGATAGGCGTGAATAGTGTGCGATGACCCCCCGAGCTATGGTTATATTATTATAAAAAATAAAAAAGAAAGAAGAAGCCTAAGCTTCCTCCTCCTCAAAGTTAAGTTCTTGTTCATCCTCTAGCTCATCTAGTAGTTTACCTTCATAAACTGAGTCACTAAACGATTGACTACGTGAAAAGTAAGTGTTGTACTCTACTCTTCTTGGTACTTGTACTTCTGTTAAGTACGTTGATGCTGCTCTAAAGTAGCTGTGAGTATATGGCTTCATAGTATTCTCCTTTAAATGTGGGAGCACAGCGCCACACTGTGCTCCCTGGTTGTGTTACCTAGCGTGTATAGTTTTGATTTGTGCTCTACAACCATGCTTTCGCTCTAGTCGTCTAGCCATATTTACAGCAGTATTCCATTTTCTACATATCTCAGTATGATAGAAGCCTGATTTATCTGCTGATATCTCTACACGATAAGTTGTGCGGACTTTTTTACGTTGCGTTTTGTACATAGTACGTTCCTTTCGATAAGCGGGAGGAGCCGAAGCTCCTCCCTATGGGTTAGCCGTTTTTGAACGGGTTAGGTTCAGACTGAGTACGTCCTTTGTGGAACGTATCCTTAGCCGAGGCTTGTGCAATGTTCAGCTTCGGTGGTTTACCGTAACTGTTCCAGCACACGCTCACCCAGACCGAGAGGTCATCACCGAGTTTCTCAACTGCTTTACGCAGATGCTCGATGGTGAGTGGTTCCTTCTTGGCTTTCAACTTGTTGTTAACATCAAAAGCAATGATGTTGAAGTTGAACGGGTTAAGAGCTATACCCTTTGGCGCATTCTCGAGAGTATCCTCGAGGATAGCTTTAGGATTGTTAGCATCGTAACCGTTGCCGTTTTCACCACGCTTCAGGATCACAGTCCTGACGCCCTTTTGGTTGCTTATGCGAAGGGCAACCATACCTTCGTAAGATGAGTTCCTCATGGGAACCTCCTTCCAGTATGTGCCACACACAGCCACGCTGTGCGTGACGGTTAAACGTCATTGGGAACCATTCCCGCTGACAACTTCACTAAAGCAAAAACTGTACACATTGTCAAGTTACTAGGGAAACTGCGGATTACAGAGGGGGTCTATTTTGTCTGGCAATCGTTTCGCAATAGGGCGTCTGGGGGGGTACATGGATTGGCATTGATGACCGCCTTGTATATAAGTAACCCTCATATAACACGAGCCATTTTTTAGAAGGTGTAAAGTTACGAAGTTTCTTGACAGGATTGTACATTACACATAGGATCAACCATATGGATACGTTACCGCTTAAACATACTAAGTGGTCGAACCGATTAGCTTTCGATATAGCGCTTATGCTAGAAGGCAGTGGCGAGACCTTGGACGAACTGAAAGAACGACACTCGGTTAGTGCCGATGATGTGCTGGTGTTCAATAAAGATCCTGTGTTTCTCAAAC